AATCCATATCACAATATAAAGTATATCTTGAAGGTTCTATAACTTCAATTATTTTATTATATATTTCTTTAAGTCTTATCACAACCACAATTTTTATTAAATATACGAACCTTATTTTGCTCCTCCAAGGATTTTGACAATTGTTTTTTTCTATAGTTTATAACAGTATCATAATCATCCTCAGAATCATTAAATCCTGGAATATTATATTCTTCATCTTTTTCTAATTCATTATCATGTTGTTCAAACCATTCTACACTATCTTGATCTGTAGTATTGTAATGATTTATAACTATTTGAATATCCTCATTTGGAAGATTAAGTACATTAGATAGCAAATATTCTAATCCAAAGTTATCTAACATTCTATTATCATTTTCTTCACCAAAATATTTATCAAATTTAGCATAAAAATCTAAAAATACTGGGTGGGAGACTTTTCCTTGAGGAGCAGCATCTATTATAGATATAGCATTTTCATCTGTTTCTTGTCCTGTTGGCATTTCAAATTCTAATGTTTTAATAATAGGATCCATATCTATAGTTACCGTTTTACTAAAAGTTTCTTTAACTAATTCCCTAACATATTGATTTAAACCAAATGGATCTTTTTTCTTTTTAGTTTCTTTAAGATTTTCAAATGTAGGAACAATTTTAAAAGCATTTGGTTTTTGTTCTACTTTATAACTTTTATTAAGTCTTGATAGTTGTTTATCTAAATATATTTTATATAATCTACCTCTTTGGCTAAAAACTGACATTTCTATATCTTCATCAGCATCTACTTTTGGTTCTATCCATACTTGATTAATATAAAAATATTTATCCCATTCATTAACCCAATTAACCATAATATCTGAAATGGTTGTCATTACCGCATATTGTTCTCCTTTGTTAGTAGGATCCATTCTTAAATTGCCAATTGTGGTAAAATCTATTTCTACATCTAACTCTTGATAATCAGGATTATATTCAATTTGAAAATTAACTACATATTTGGTGCCTAAATCTGTTTCAAATTCATATATGTTTTCAGTTTCAATTCCATCTACTCTGTCATCTTCATCAGTAATTTCTTTAAAGGATTTTGCATCTATTCCATATTTAATTTTCTTATAACTAAATACTTTTGAACTAGCATCTCCTATTTCATTTAAACTAGTAACTTCTTCTCCATCTTTACTATCAGTCCAGTTTCTGAATGTCATGTTGCCTTTTGTATATGCTTCTCTTTCTATGTCATTTAAATGATCATCCTCCATTGTATTAGTAGTAGAAATATTTTTTAATCTATCCTCTAAATTTTGAATATGATGTATCATTTCATGAGCAAATGATCTAGTTATATCTTTTGGATGTCTACCTTCAGTGTATAGTACTATTTCTTGAGTATCAGGACTGTAATATGCTGTTTTACCTAAAAATTGAGATGCATTTTCTTGGTCTCCATGTTTAAATATAACTTTAGGTAAAGGTAAAATGTTCATACCTTTTTTTATCATATGTTTAGTTAAATCTTTTATTTGTTGTTTATAATCGATTTTACTAGAGTATGTAGCATTTTCGTTTACTGGTTCATATGCTGAACCAAATGGTGATGATTTGCCCTTATGTTTTTTTTGCGATTTAGGGTCTATATTTTCTTCTTTTGGAGTTAGTGGTTCTGTTTTAGTAGATGTTTTATTTGACGTTGAATCAACTGATTTATCGCGGAATATATTTAATATTTTATTCCAATCACCTTTAGTTAAATTTTCAGGAAACATATTTCTAAAACCATCTATATCTGTTTTAAATAATTTTCTAGCTTCAGTTCCACTTATACCACCTGTAGTAGCTACTTCAATTGGTATTACATTGTCACTATAATTTTTTACAAATTTTGATCTTTGGTCAACGTCTAATTGGTCTTGTTTATTTTCAGATCTTGAACCTATAAAAATATATGTTTTATCATTGGGATGTTCCCTTAAGTATTTTTTATAATAATTAAATGGAGAGCTAACAGGTATTATTTGAGTTGGAACAGGGATTAGATTTATATTATCATAAAATTCCCATATTTTAACTGATTGGTCTTGGGTAAAACCATTTCTTTCTTTTTTACCTACTAGTATTTTTAAATTATTTACCTCTGGGGCTTGTTGGAGACCTTTAAGAACTACTTCTAAATGACCTTTAGTAGGAGGCTTAAATCCTCCTCCAAACAAAGCAGTCACTTGGTCTACATTTTCATTTAAAATGTTATCTACTAAAAATTTAGTTAACTCATTCATGATATGAATTTTTTAATTTTAGTTTGTGCCTCTTCTTTTGATAAGGCATTTGAAGTTATTTTTGAAGTAGATTCATCACTTAAAAGATTTTGAATATCTGCTTTCATTTCAGCGTATTGTTTAGCAGATTTTTCTTTTTGGGAAGGTGTTTTTTCTTTAGTTCCTGTAGGTTTAAATGGTGTTAAGTATTTATCTATAATATCTTCAACATTTGCTAACCCATCATCTAAAGTATTAGATACTAAAGCGAAATTATCCCCAAATATTTCTTTATAAGGTTCATAATTTTTAGTTACATTCATCCAAGTACGCATTACAATAGCAGGGGCTAAACTTCTATCTTCACCACCTGATTTTTCAAATCTATCTTGATTTTGTTTTAAAGAACGTTCTAAATCAGTATAAACATAAAGCATAAATACCTTGTATCCTGCTTCTTCTAATTCGTTTTTTAATTTTAAAGTTTGTTTTTGGGAGGCAGCAGTTCCATCTAAAATAAATGATTGTTTACCCTCAATTGTATCCTGTAAATTACCTTTAAATTCTTTATTAGAGGCTGCCATTTGTTTGGCTTGTATACTTCTTTCTTCAGGGGTAGCATTTTTTAAATCTAATGTAACATTAGCTTGTTTAAGTTTATCAATAAAAATACTATCAATATTCATCACTTTTAACCCACCTAAATCTAAACCACTTAACACGTATCCTTTACCAGCACCGGGAGCCCCTGCTAAAATAATTGCTTTGGGTTGTTCTTGTACTTCTAATAATAAATCTACTAATTTAATCATGGGTATAAATACTATGTTTTTTTCTTAACTGTAGTTCTAAATTCATTAAATACAGGAGAATGTTTTGGGTTTTCTAGGTCAAACAATTTTTTAACTGTTTTAAATATGTCTACGTTTTCATCTTTTGTACGTTTTGATTCATACATTTCCCAACCTTTACCTTGAATTTTACCTTCTTTAGGTCCCCGTTTGGATGATTTTAACCATAGAACTCCTAGTCTGTCTATCTTTTTCCCATAACATTCTTCATAACATTGAGCGTAAACAGCGGTCTGCAAATCGTAAGTAGTTTGTAAATGATTTGATGTTTTAAAATCTATAATCCATAGTTCATTGTCGATTTCACATACTAAATCGCATGTACCTGCTACTTTAAGTTTATCTGAGAATAAATGGACTTCAGCTTCTAGTAGTGTTGGTTTATATGTCTCCCAAAAATCAACAAATTTTAAAAACATTTGCCATATATTTGGATCATACATAGGTACACCATGTTCTAGAAAATTTAATTCTTTTTCATTTAAATAATCTTCACACATTTCATGTACTTGAGTACCTTCTTTAGCTGCCTTTCTAACTATATAATCTGCTGAGTATCCTACTTTTTTAAGCCAATCTTGAAAGAATTTGCCTTTTGGGTAACAACTTAATACATATGTTATTGAAGGATAATATTCCCCATTTCTTCTATAATATCTAGAATCTGGTAAGGTAATTTGTTTATGGTCTTCTGATATTTCTAATATTCTATTGTATTTTTTCTTTATATTTCTTTTTTTCATATTAATGAAAATTTCTTTTCCATTAGCTGGTATTCATCTAAGGGTAAAGTATTTTGAATTAGTTTGGTGAAATTTTTAAATCCCATTTCACTTGGATCTTTTCCTTCTAATTCAACAAGGTATACTTCTTTACCTTGGTTTATTAAATATTCGCAATGTTTTAATGCTTGTTTTAAAGCGTCTGTGTCTAGGGCTATATAAATTTTTTCTACTGTTGATTTAGCTATTTTTTTAAGTAAGTTAGATTGGATATTTTTCCCTAATAAAGGTATAGCATTTCTTTTAATTGCAATTGCATCAAATGCACCCTCACATAATATTAAGGGTAAATCAAAATTTATAAATAATTCAAATGGAATTATATCTCTTGAACAATCAGGATTTCTATATTTTATAAATGCATCCTTTTCAAATGAACGTGAGATAAAATAATTTAATTTACCCTCACAATTATATGAAGGAATAATTAACATGTTTTTATATTTACCATAATCACAATAACCTATGTTATATTTTAAAATATCATCATTAGTTAAGTTCCTTTTTCTTAAATATTTATATGCTTTTTTAGCGGTTAATGATGAATTATTTAATATAGGTTTAAAGTCTTTAGGAAGGGTTAATTCTTCATATTCTATTACTTCTTCAATAGCATCCTTTGTTTTAACTAATTTAAATAATTCTTGAAATTTTTCAGGTGATGCTTTTACTTTATTAAATAGTATTTTTAAAGTTTTACCTTTAGTATTACATACCCAACAATGCCAGGGGTTATAACCTTTTTTATTTTTAGTAAAATTAATTTCCAGTTTAGGTTTACGGTGATTGCAAAAAGGACAATGGTAGGCTTGATTACCTTTTGATGTTCTTTTTCCAACTCCTAAAACTGAATCTACTAGATTAACTAACAGTTCATTTATCATATAATATAATATAATAATTATTTATCGGGATTCAAAATCTTTTGTAAAAAACTTTCCAAGAATGTTATCATTAAAAAACATATCAGGCCTTTCTAACACTTGATACATAAATTGATATTGGGTCTCGTAGTAAGTAAGGAGTTTTTTGTTTGGTGCTAATTTTATAATACTACGTTTAAAATCTTTAATAGGTTCTTTAGTTACTAATTCTGTAAGATTTTTATTTGAACCATAATATTTTAACCAATCTGATTCTTTAACTACTCGTTTATGTGTTGGTTTTCTACCTTTTACTCCTTCATATACTAATAAATCTTTTTTAGTTACTTTAACTTTACGATTATGATAAAGTACTTTTTTACCTATATAGGATTTACCTGAGGGGATGTGTTCGATTTTGTAAACAAAACCAAATGTATTTTTAGGAAAATGAGAAATTTCTGAAATTTCTTTTCCATTGTAATTCCAAACCATTTATTTATTCTTTGATTAACATATGCCAACCATTTATTGTTATATTAGCAGTATCATCATTATTTCTAACATAGATTTGATAAAAATCATCCATGGAAACAGTATCAGAATATACCATTGTAAAAGTTTCTGCCCTATCTGCATTTCTTATAGTTGCACTAGAACTAATCATTGAATTATTTTTATATATTACATATTCATAATCATCATTCCCTCCACCTACTTTTTCAAAAGCTATATTAAATGTAAAAGATGAATAAATATCTTTAGTTCCTTGATAGGTAAATATACCTCCTGCTGAACCACTCCATCGTTGGGAATTAGCAACTACATTATTTCCTCCTGTATTAATTTCTTCATAAACTCCTATGTCATTAATTACAGTGTCTGTACTATTACTTACCATATCAGTTAAAAGATAGGCTGTACTATTAGCTATTCCTTGGTTAGCAAATACATCATATTTTTTAGTTGAGGTTAAAGAGTAATCAGGTAAACTAGCAGTAGTTGGATAAAATAGAGAACCTGTAGTTAAATTAACGTTTATAAAAGCATTAGAAGATATAGTTCCAAATCCAGTAGTAGAACCTGTAGCTATTCTAATTCCATCTTGTTGAACTTGAGGGTGGATTATACATCCATTTACATTTACCGCTCCAAATCCTGCTCCTTCACTTCCTGTATCTGTAAATTCAATCATAGGTGCTGTTGAATATCCTGAAGGGGTGGGGTTTGAAGTTTCATCATACCAACGTATAAATTCACAAGATGAGATTTCGGTTTTTGAAGTATCTGTAAATCTTACACCTATTGTAGGGGCTTGGACATAAAAGAATAATGTATTACTAATATCAACTAAATCATATCCTTTAAAATCTACTACATTACCACAATTTCTAAATTGGGCATTAACAATTTCAAATATTTTATCTCTACCTTGATTAAAACTACCTGAAGTATAATCTGAACCACTTATTAGTAAGGAGCTTGTATTTGTAGCACTAAATTTAAGATCTCTTATAGTAAAATCACTATTTTCAACTGTTATAAATGTTGATGAA